TAGAAAGCATAATGTTATTGCTTCTTCCCCCCGCTTTGGAGTATCTTTAGGATTTGGTGAACTTAGAGAAAGGCTTTAAGAGTGCATGCCAAAACTTTTTGGCATTCTCTTCTATATTGGCCTCCATGATAGTATGTTTAGATTCTGGACGATTATCGTACAAAAAATAAGGGCCGTACATGCGCTTTGCAAAATGTCTTGGACTCATATTATTATTATACACCCAAATTTATAAAAGGGTTCTTCTGCCGCCGAAGCACTTTTTTTGCACTATTTTTCGCACTATGTTCTACAAAATGCTAAAATGTACATATGGAAAATAATTATGTTATAACTAAGGTCGATGATGGTATCTATTATATTGATAACTTTCTAACCCCAAATGAAATTGAAATCATGATGACTGACTGTCTTAACGAAGACGGATGGTCAATTGGTGAAAACGACTGGGTAAATAACATTAAAGAATGCTCGTCTTCTATGGAATTTCGTATGACAATAAGTAGCCGTGTCCAAGACATTATAAACAATGATGAAGAAGAATGTGACGCAAACACTTTTGTAAATAGACTTCGTGTATCAACTGGCAATGGTAAAGAATGGGCACTTGGAGTGCATGCAGATAACCATGAGTATGGAGATGGATCAAGTGTCAATGTTACTAAAGGATACATTGTGTACTTTAACGATGACTTTGAAGGCGGAGAAACTGTTTACATAAACAAAGGAATTAAACTTAAACCTAAAGCTGGAAGACTTCTTGTTCACTCTGGATACAAAGACTACACACACGCAGTCACACATGTAACATCTGGGACACGATATTTTATAACAGGTTTTGTTTTCAAAAAGGGAACATTAGACAAAGGTAGATAGCACAGAACCCAGTCAGAGGCGGATCCGACTGGGTTCTGTTGTGCCTAAGCACATGTAAGGAACTAAAAGCTCAACTTACAATATTATTGTAAAATAGATTCTATCCTAAGTCAAGGATTATTCTACAATAAGATTGTTTTCATCAAGCTTGTCAAAAACTAATCCCATTAGGTATGTAATTGATGGCAAGCTTTGGTTCATTTTTTCTTCAGTTTCTTCTTCAGACATTCCTGACTGAACGCACATCATTTTGTTACCGTTTTGGAAAACTCTTGTCATTAAGTTAACAATTGAGTCTCTATCTTTATCCATTTTCTTCTCCTGTTGTATACGCTGGGGCAGGACCTAATAGATAGCCCTGTTCATGATAATTTATCATCTTTTGTGTGTCTTCTCCGCCTACGACTTTATTCGAAATTAGTGTAAGCAGATCATAAATCCTATGGAGCATAATATATGTCACCATAGGAAGATTATCTTCTAGATTCGTTGTTGCTTGTTCTTCATTCATTCTCTCTACCTAAATCTTCCCAAAATATTTCTCTACCCATAGCGTCTGTTATGGGGATTGGTTGTGATTCGTTTTGACATTTGCAATCATTACTTTGGCATGTCATTTGGATCCGCCTTTTTTAACTGCTTTTAAAATTTCATCATAAAAGCCAAAGCCTATAAATTTTTTGTATTTGCACGACAAGCAGTACAGATAAAGATTGTCTTCTAAATCTTGATTGGGATAAAGAAGACCTTGATCCATTGGGCATTCCAATTGTGGAACAAGGCCTTCTTCAGCCATTGCTATGTATTTAGATACATACTGTATCCTTTGCATAGTCTCCTACTTCTTCGTGTCTGTTGGGAACTTTAAATAAAATTCCTGTGCTCTTTGGGTTAAACCCTTCCAAGCTGACCAATTCTCACCGCCATTAGTCATATGATACGTTATCTCTGCGTTGATTACTGGGTCAAATAATAGTACATTTGACTTCAGGTCGAACTTTTCTTTTCGATCAATTCCGAGGTTACCCAACATATTAATCTGAAAAATTCCATAGGAACTGTCTCCAGTATTCCTGTTGCCATTATATGCCATTGGTCGTCCGTTGGACTCCCGCTTGGCAATGGCCCAAGCCGTTTTAAGGGCTTTTCCTTCAAAACCTACTGCTATCAAAAGATCTTTTAAATCTTCATCTGACAGAGCCTGAGAAGGCTTATAAACAGTATTGCTGTACTTTTCTAAGGTTTCTTTCTTAAGTTGTACTTCTGTCTTTGGTTTTACTATTAGAGCTTGTGAATTTTGTATTGCAATCACAGTATTGTTACTGAATAGAAATAATGTTATCATTACTATAGCAGTCGTACTATGAACAAAATCACTAAGCTTTTGTTTTATATTCTCCATTGGCATTTCCTCCTTTAGAGATAACGAACTACAATCATAACATTGATTGTAAATAGCTGTCAAGTCAGTTGACCAGAAAGGAATCCATGCAAATATCATTTTCTACACCAACAATGAACTTAAAAACATCAAATGGCTATGGTTATGCTGGATTAAACATTGTTGAGTCTCTTAAATCACTTGGACATTCTGTCCCATACTCTTATTCTAAAGCACCAGTACAATTAAATTTTGCACAGCCCTTTAATTTTAAACTTCATAGAAATCAATATCAAATTTCATATACACCCTGGGAGTCAACAAAAATACCAAATTCCTGGAAAGAAAAGATGTTAGCATGTGATGAAATATGGACAACATCTGAATGGTGCGGAAATGTTTTTGAAGACAATGGATTTAAAGATGTTAAAGTTTATCCTCATGGAATATCTGAAATCTGGAAACCCCTAAAAAGAAGATCAAGTGATGTAATAAAATTTTTACACATCGGAGAGCCAGCACCAAGAAAAGCTGGACAAATGGTTGTTGACGCATTCACACAATTATACGGAAACGATCCATCTTACTCTTTAACTATTAAAGCATATAAAGATAATACTACTAGAATATATAATAATTACTTAGATAAAGAAATTATAGGTTTACCTAATATTATATATAATAATATATTTATTATAACAGAAGATCTTTCAGAAAGTCAACTACTTGAACTTTATTATAATCATGATGTTTTAATTTACCCAAGTTATGGAGAAGGATTTGGTTTTATTCCGCTTCAGGCTTTAGCAACTGGCATGCCTACAATCTGTACAAGTGGGTGGGCAGACTACGAAAGTTTTCTTGGTCCTTTAAAATTAAAATCTAAATTGATAGATTCACCATGGCAGTATCCTCATGAAGGAAAAGTTTTTGAACCAAACTATCAACACCTACTTGAGCTTATGAGAGAAGTTTCTATTGACTTTCCAGCCTATGCAGGTTATTATTATGCTCAGTCAACTAAGATACATAAAAAGTATAATTGGATTCAGTTAACTGAGAATTCATTTGATCATATTTTTAAAAAGTTTTCTTAAACACTAGACCTGTAAAAAAAAGTTTGATACACTAGGACTTCACACAAAAAATTACACCGCAGGGCGGAGAAAAGGTAGTATATGTCAAGAACTATTGCAAACCCATATGAAAACTTTATTGCATTATCAAGATATGCAAGATGGTTACAAGAAGATAATCGTCGTGAAACATGGGGTGAAACAGTAGATAGATATTTTGACTTTATGCTATCACATCTCAAAACTATAGACTATGTTCCAGATTCAAAAATAGTTACTGAAATAAAAGAAGCAGTATATAATAGAAATGTTATGCCGTCCATGCGTTCAGTCATGACAGCTGGAGCAGCGTTAGATAGAGACCATGTAGCAGGATATAACTGCTCATTTGTACCAGTAGATAATCCAAGATCATTTGATGAAACCATGTATATACTAATGTGTGGTACTGGTGTTGGGTTCTCTGTTGAATACAAGTATGTTAATAAGCTTCCTGCCGTCCCAGATTCATTTGATAAGTCTACAACAGTTATTACAGTTGAAGATTCAAAACAAGGATGGGCAAAAGCATATCGTGAGTTGCTAGCACTACTTTGGTCAGGTCAGGTGCCAGCAATTGATGTTAGCAAACTTCGTCCAGCAGGAGCAAGACTTAAGACAATGGGTGGACGTTCATCAGGTCCACAACCACTTATTAATCTTTTTGATTTTACAATTGCAAAGTTTAAATCCGCAGCAGGACGTCAACTAAAGCCAATCGAAGCACATGACATAATGTGTAAGATTGGGGAAGTGGTTGTAGTAGGTGGAGTCAGACGTTCAGCAATGATCTCTCTGTCAAACATTAATGACATTGAGATGGCATCTGCAAAGTCTGGTAACTGGTGGGAAAACAATACTCAACGTGCTTTATCAAATAACTCTGTTGCGTATTCTCGCAAACCAGAGATGGAACAGTTTATTGCAGAATGGAAATCTTTATATGACTCGAAATCAGGAGAGCGAGGCATATACAATGTGGCCGCAGCTCAAGCCCAAGCAGCAAAGTTTGGAAGAAGAGATCCAGATATTCACTATGGAACTAACCCATGTTCAGAAATTATTTTACGTCCTTACCAGTTTTGTAATCTTTCAGAAGTCGTACTACGTGAAAAAGATACAAAGAAAGATATTCAACGCAAAGTTGAACTTGCAACAATTCTTGGTACCTGGCAATCAACTCTAACTGATTTTAAATATCTTAGAAAAATTTGGAAAGATAACACGGAAGAGGAAAGACTTCTAGGAGTTTCTTTAACGGGCCAGTTTGGTCACAAGTTTATGTCTGGCAAAGAAGACCTAGTCTCATTAGAAGCATTTTTAATGACACTTAGAGAAGCGGCTAGAGAAACTAATAAAGGTGAGGCTGGGAAAATTGGGATTCCTGAGTCTGCAGCTATTACATGTGTAAAGCCTTCAGGAACAGTATCTCAATTGGTCGGAGTATCTTCAGGAATGCATGC